TGTATACTTACCGTATTCAAATGCTCTTTGTGTACCCTGCATTTCTTTGATAGTTATATCATTACCATGAATAATATCTTCGCCGGGTTCTAATGAATTGAATGCATCAACGATTTCGTTAATTTTGTCTGGACCATATGGCATATCGGGTAAACCAGCGGATATATCAAACCTACTGGTAGCATACTTATTAAGAGCGGCACCAATATCCCTTTCTGCATAATCTTTGAGGTCAACCAAATATAAAACTGGATGAATATCGCTAAGACCATAAGCGTAGTCATCAAATGGATTATTTTTGTATTCAATAATCTCTTGTTCTTCAAATCTAACATTCTCTTTGTCGTCTCCTACATCTTGATAGTAATACATTATTTGACCAGATGGGTCTCTTTGTACATACATATTTTGAGACGACCTTAAAACTAAGTTATCTCCAGTATATTCCAGATAACCTGTTCCAAAGATTCTACCGTTACGTAACCAAGAGTATATAATATGGTCAATGTTTATCTCATCAAAAAAGTTAGTGATAGCCTCGCGCTCTGCGTCATCGTCTGTTACTATGTCGTAACCATCCTTCGCTGCGTATATACAAGGTAAATCTATCAAAGTTCTTATGATAGGGTCAGAAAGATACACATTCATGTACGTTCTATAGTCTCCTATCTGTGGTTCTTTGTTTGCTCCACCACCGTAACCTCCCATCCTAGATGTATTTTGGAGTTTGATACGTTTTATAACGCCTGCTCCATAACTTCTTGGATTGTCCTTACTAAAAGGTGGATTTTCACCAACACTTGCGAATTCTCTTCTTCTGCCGAAAGGCAGATAATCACGTAGAGGCATGGCTATCAATACCTATAACGCGGGCACAGTATATAAAGCTTTCGCTCAAATACCTCCCGGACTATGTTTATTTAGTCTATTTTGGCCTCTTCTAGATGTAAAAACGCCTTGTCCTGTCCATCCACCGCCACCTTTATTAACTGTACGCTTAGTTGGCATAGAAACTGCAGCAAAATTACCTGAAATAGGTAACATTGACAACGCTCCATGCAATGCTATAGCTGTACTATCACAGTAATCGTCATGTTTACCAGTAGGAGCAGATATTTTTTCGGTTTTATTAGCTGCATCCATCGTATATTCTAAATCTACATGCTCTCTATACCATTTATTGACTAATTTTGCCTCATCTGCAGGTAAATCTTTTGGGTCTGGAACAATCACTTGTTGTTTTTGTAAATATGATACCATGTCTCTGTACACCTGAGTTTTAGTACCTTTCGCTCCACCTGTAAAAATGAATGGTATAAACTGTATACCACTTTCTATACTTGCCACCCTTATATCTTGTTCAATCGCGCCACCCATACCTGTCGCATCAATAATAAGCCTATCAGCACCGAAACC